GAAGGCGTCTCCTGCTGTTGTGATGCTGTAGGCACCTGGCGTATAACCCACAGCAGAACCAGCAGTGAGAGTCCCGAGGACAGGAGCAGTATCCAGAGTGACGTTGCTACCGCTGACAGCAAGAGTGCTGCCAATTCTTGAAGCCTGTGATGCTGCCCCATCGACTTGGAGTTGCACAGAGGACTGAATCTTGTGGGTGATGTCTGCCTTAGCAGGCAATGCAGCTGCCAAAGTGATCCCCAATACCAAAAGTGCGCGGGTCATTTGATGCCAGCTTTGGTGTCTTTGTTGTCAACAATAGTCGGCTTCTTGTTGCCACCACCATTGTTCTTGCGCTCAATTCCAAACGAAGCCATCGCCCCAGTCAACAAACTGGCGACGAAAGTATTATCCATCTTCATTTGAGGGAAGATGCCCAAATAGGAAGCAGTCAACAGCGCAGCACTCCAAGCGAGCACCAAAGCCTTGACGACATCTGCCATTGAGATGCCTTCCTTTTCGTGGTTGTCCTCTGGAGTTTCTGCCATTGCGGAACAGAGCTACGCTTTAAGGGTAACTAGGCCAGGCCAATGCTTCTAATCCTCAAGCCCTTGGTCATGACGATGTGGCGCTCTAGGGCGTTCAAGGAGCTAATCGTCGCGATGCTGGAGAAGATCGTCACCCGCACTGATAACGACTTGGACGATCTTGCGGTCAAGCACCTCAAGGATTTGCTGTTGCCTGACACAAGAGTTGAAAAGTAGGTGTCGTCCGGCATCATCCAAGTGACCTTGCTGCTAGGGGCCATGGGTCTTGCCCTGTTGCCGTTCTTCCAGTTTTTCCGTGGTACGCCCCACCAGCTGGCTGCAATTAAACAACTTGAGGAGTCAATGCCAGCGGAGCTACTGGAGGAGAACGAGGCTGATTGGTTTCAGGCGTGGAAGGAGAGCGGATATGACCAGCAGATCTACATGCCCTACTTCACACAGCTCGATAACAAAACAGGGACTGGCTATAGAGAGTGCTTCAGTTCAGCCGCAGCCATGGTGGCGGCCTTTTACAAGAAAGTTACGACGGATGATGAGTACAACGACATCCGCAACAAGTACGGGGACACCACATCCGTAGAGGCACAGCTTGCAGCTCTGCGGAGTCTTGGCTTAAAGGCTGAGTTCCGCAAAGACGGTGACGCTGATCTGGTTGAACGAGAGCTAGAGGCCGGCCGTCCTGTCCTTGCCGGGTATTTGTCAGCGGGCAACATGCTGCGCGGTGAGCCTCCAATGTGCAGCGGCTTGGGGTGCGGCCACTGGCTTGTCATAAGCGGCTATGCCGGGAAGAACAGCAACGACCCTGAGTGGATCGTCCAAGACCCCCTTGGCTACCCGGAGATGGAGAAGGGTGGTCACTCGAACCCGCACCTAGGGCGCAATGTCCGCGTGAGGCAGGCTGCGTTTTATCAGCGATGGCAGGCGGAAGGCCCCAGAACAGGCTGGGTGATCTTGATTAGCGAATAAGCAGCATGGACATGCACAAAAACGCTGCTTACTATTCAGAAAAGTACACTCTGTAACAAATGGGCTGGGCGACCTGGATGCAGATCAAGCCCTCCACGGAGGAGCTTTTTGAGATTGAACGCAGTGTTAGAAACGTCCAAAACTGCACCGACGAAGAGCAACTAAAGATGATCTGTGCTTCGCTCGTGCGTCAAAACTTTCATCAATCAAAGCTCCTTAGCCAAGCCGTAGGTCGAATCGGTGAGCTAGACGCCAAACTCGCCTGCTGGGATTAAGAGCCTTTGCCCAGAATCTTGGTTCGGTAGTACCTCACGCAGGACTCGTAGAACCACTTGGCCTTCCAATCATGCTTGAAGTAGCGAACGATTCCGCCGTGGCTGACTTCCCAAACCAGCAAGCCGTCTTGCTTTACCTGTTTGATGGTTGGTTTTGTCATAGATCTGTGCAGGCAGGCCGTCATAGATCTGACCTGCCCGATTTTTAGCTCAGAAGCTCATAGATCCCGCTTCTTGCTTCGGCGGCAATGTGAAGTCCGACACGTTCAGCTCCAGGCTCTTGCCTTCGCTGCCGTCTTTTTTCTCATAGATCCGCACTTTGGCTGAGCCAGCCACGGTGATGCGGTCGCCCTTGTGCAAGTAGTTCATCACGGTGTCGGCACGCTTGCCCCATACAGAGCAGTCGATCCAAGTGGTTTCGTCTTTGCCGGTGCGTGCAGCGATGCTAAAGCTGGCGACTTGAGTGCTGCCGACTTCCTTGAGTTCAGGGTCACGGCCGAGGTTGCCGTGGGCGGTCATGTTGAGCATTACTTTCCGTTGAAAAATTTGGAGATGATGGTGTTGAGCGCCATGTTGATCACGCCGTGGTGGCGTTGTTCTGCGTAGTGGCGCAGCTGTTCGGCTAGCTGAGAATCCAGCCGAACTTGAAAGTGATTTGAGCGGCGCTTGTCGTCCGCCACGGCTTGTTTTGTCTTTTCATCAGGCATTGCTCTTGAAGTAATCGTTGATCCAGGTTTGGTGTTTGACGGAGGTTATGGCCTCGGAGACTCTGCCGTTAGGTGGCAGAGGGAAGACGGCAGTGAAGGCTTGCATGAAGGCGTCCAGTTTTGCCTTCTCAAGCTCCTGCAAAGTGCCGAGCAACATGTCTCTTTCGTCAGGCTTGATCAGCTGATCTTCTGCCTTGACGCCAGGAACTGCAGGCGTCGGCTCAGGTGTCGGGGCCGGCGTCATAGATCTTGCCTTTTCAGGCTTTTTCATAGATCTTGCAGGCTTGGGTTCTTCAGGCCGCATCGGATCTTCGACCTCTTCGCGAGCCCACAACTGCCAGGCCAAACCAAAATGTGCAGCGGCTGCGGTGCATAGACAACGACGGTGCGTGTCGGTCACATCGCGAGCGTGGATCTTTTCAAATGCCACATGCTCATTTTTGAAGCCCATCACAGCTTGCGGGAAGTGCGGTGTCGTCTTGCCCTCGCTGTTGATGAAGTAGCCGACGACGTAACCGCTGCCGTTCGGTGCTTTCCAAACGTGGCCGCCGCCAGGAGCAGTCGCTAAGGCAAACTGCCACCCAGGAGCGTGTACGTGAAGCAGGTGCATTGTGCGGCACCAGTTGACGTAATCCGCCGTATATTTGCCCGTTCCTTTTTGGCTTACGTCATCGGTTGTGATGACATCGCCGAGGTTAGGAAATGGCGGTGATGGTGATGATGGCACAGGGATGTTCGTGATCTCCAGAGACATAACGACGTTGAGAGGTGAGGTGAACTATCTGGGCGTCATCGTCATAGACAACGCCTGTTAAAGCATCCTCTACAGCACGAACAAGTTTCGACAAGTCACCAATCCGCCCAGTGCAATGTTTGGGGGCTGATGGCTTGAGTTCGCCGTTCGTTCTGTAGTGAGCTTTGGGCCGGTTGAATACAAAGATTGCATCCATCCAGATTGCCTCCCCCATCATGGCATGCCAGCCCTCAGGAAGCAACTCCATGGCCAAATGTCTTACGTCTTGGCGCCATGGCTTGCATCGTTTTGATGACTCGACCATGACGCCTTTCCCGACGTGCCGTTTACTTCCCTGCGGCGCAGGTTTGCCAGGAACCGTAAACTGGAACCTATTTAGGCAGTTGGGAGAAGGCTCGATCAATAGCCGAGTTCAGCAACGCTTTAGCGAGCTTAGATGCAGAAAGTTTATTCTGTTCAAACTCGATGAATTCACCGCCGATTGAGACGTTTGTCATGTTGCCGGCAGTTGCTTCTGAAAGCATGGACAACTTTTCAGCTCTCGCTGGGTCCAGCTCAATGTTGAGGGCTTTCATAGATCAGGAATAATTTTTGAATGAAGCGCGTTTACCTTAGGACATTTGCCCAAAATTGCCACGGCGCTTCTGTTCGCGCAGCTTGAAAAAACCTCGTAGATCTGGGTATTGATCCATGAGGTCACGAGCGGCAAACGCCGTGTAGTTGTTGTTGATCTTGAGGCCCAAGTCGCCCGTGCTGGTCCTGGTCTCCCAGCGCAAGATATGGAAAAGGCCATCCATCGAATAACGAGAATGGCCGGCCGTTTTCAATTCACGGGCAAGCCCGGCCAGCTGCAGGAGAAGGCCGGGGTGCTTGGCTTTGCATTTCTGCCACTCCAGGGCCAGTTTGTCGCTGACCGTAGAGCTAGAGAACAGGGGTAGATCAGAGGTGTCCATGGGTAAGGCTCAGTTGCTGATGGATTGCGTATTTTTCGATATATCCAGGCGGTGCGCTTAAAACGCCGATGACCATGAAGGCGCGTCGTTGCGTGGCAAGATTGCCGATGATCATATATGGGTTGTTGTAGTCATAGATCTGTGCAAACGGGTCTACTTCGTTTTTTCTGAGGGCTTCATAGACGTCCCATGCAAGAAGCTGTTTGGCAAATGGTTTTACTTCGCCTTCGCACCGCCTTTTACCTCTGACCATCACCTTGTAGGTAGGAAACCAAATCCCAAGACCTGCCATATATTCAGACCTTTCGATCTGCTTTTGATCTTTTTCAACATTTGGATTGAAATGCTTGATGTCAAAATCCAGCGTTTTCTTCTCAGGAATCAATAGGCCAACACTGAGTCTGTCGCTGTTCAGCTCTGACTCATATTTGTAATTTGACAAAATGCTTGCATGTATAGACCTTTTGGCAGCAGCATCTAGGGAGGTGCCTCGGCGGCGCAATGTTTCAGCGTTCCAGGTTTCGTCTCTTGTGTCGTTTTGCAGGCCCTCTTTCGTGCCTTGAAAATCAAACACAGACCAACGCTTTAAGACCGGTGACTTGCCTCTTGAGTAAGGGACGCACAGACGCAAAAATCTTTGCTCTGCGGGCTGATATGCAATCGTGCAGATGTGCGTGCCCTTTTGACGCCCGCTGATAATCCTTGCCTGTGAGATGCAAACGCAATCCTTAAAACTGGACATTCTGCTATTCAATCATCGCGGTTAGGTACATGCCATGGCAGCGGGCCGGGTAGCACCAGCAGCCCAAAACCTTGCCCCGTAACTCGTTCAGACGGTTGTGAAGGCTGAACTTCCTAGGGAAAAAGATCTCATACGATTCACAGACCGTATCTCGGTCGCCGTCAGGCCCCATCTCAAAGGGGTTGCCCCAGTCGCTCGTGCGATCAATGCGAACAAAGCGGTCAGTCTTCCTGGCCCAAGTGAGCAGCGCCCGGTCAGTGTCTTGGTGCATGTTGGCCACGACAGTGCCGCCAGCTTCAACAATGGCTTTGCGTTTTAGCTCGTCTTCTGTCCACTCATATTCAGGCCGAACCTGCTCAACCGCACGAGTGACAATGGCCTCAGTGAGCTTGCCTTGGTTCTCTTCCTTGGCAATGTCTTGAGCTTTCGTAAAAGCGGCTGCCAGAGTTTCGTCGTCGTTTTTAACCGAGACAAGTGGACGAAGATGTGCTTCAGGCATGTCGCCAATCTGAAAGTTACGCCCAGATGGGCGTAACTCCTTCAAGCTTGCTTCGACCTGCGCGGCAGCTAGTTGCTTTTGGATCGTTCGAGCATGCAGCTCAGGAAACTCCTCCATACAGCACGCAGCAAAACTGCGGTATTTCAGAGCTTTCCATCCTTTCCGCCGGTCTAAGTCATAGATCCTGGCGCGGACAGTGTTGATTCCTTTTTTGATGTCGTCAACGGCTTCACGAGCTTCGCGCTCGCTCATGTCAACGGTGGCGGTGATGTCGATGGTTGTCATTTGACGGCCTCAAGGACGGGTTCGGTTTGTTCGGCGGTCGCCTCAGCTTCCGCTTTTTGCTTGTCGAAAGCTTCGCGGGCTTGCTCTTTGGCGAAGTCGAGCAATGTGCAGTGCCCGCGTGCTTCGTTCTTTTTGGCCTTGGCTTCTGCACGCTTCTCGATGACCATGGCGCAAGCGGCAACGGCTGCCTCTTCAACGTCGTCGGCGGCTTGGCCGTAGACAGAGAACCAAATCTCACTGTCGTCAGTGGTCAAGTCCTTGAGCGTCTTGTCTTGCTCTTCGCTGATCTCTTCGTGTTTCCACTGCTGCTGACGCACAACGTCAACGGCCATCATCAAACGGGTCACGCGGCGCAAGGCGTGAGTGACTTCGATCTCGGCTTCCTTCGCCTCTTTCCACATCTCTCGGTGATGCTTGAGGGCGGCTTGATAGGAAGCGTCTTCGTCGAGGTAAGCGTTGAAAGCTTGGAAATCGGACATTGTTTTGTGGGGGTGAGGTGAACCGCCTCTCAGCGGTATGCCAAAGGTAGAGCACCCATGGCATGCCTGTCAACCCTTCCGCTTTGGCTTTGCCTTTTTCCTCTGTGCCTTGGGCTTTCGTGGCCCGCGTTTCTTCAGTGCTGCCAACGTTTCTTGGTAGCCGGGGGGCTCAGGAACGCCCCCCTTCTTCAAGATCTCAGACCAGTTCATGCGGCCTGCAGGCGTTCGAGCATTCGCAGCTTCACTCCAAACTCAGCCTTTGGTCTGCCGGTGCCGCGTTCCGTTGGCTTGTAACACCACTCATCGTCAGGAACGGAGATCTCAGCAGTGGCCCAAACGTGGTCACAGGTTTTGCATTGACGCTTTCGGCTGATGGCCTTTTCGCTTGTATGCCGTGATTCAAGGACGCTGATCCAGGAGCATCCGCACTTAGGGCATTTCATAGATGGGACTACCACGAGGGCAAGGTGACGGCGTAGCGATTCCAGGCTTCGTCCCAATAGGTCCAGGCGTCTTCCACGTCCGTATTGAGGATGCGAACTGCGCCGGGTCCAGCCACAACGGTCACCAAATCGGTCACCACAAGTGATGTATGGGTTGCCAACATCGACTGATACGCAGCGAGCTGGCTGTGAGCGGCCTGACGTTTCGCTAGTGCCGTTCTACTGGAAACCGTTTTCAGGTCGCCTAAAACAATCCGGTTGTCTTCCGTGCGTAGTAAGAAATCGAAAGAACCGGCGCAGTTTTTCTTGGCGTCATAGACCGCGAACTCATTGGCCAACACCTCGACGCCTTTGAAGATGGGGTGATCTAGAAGCGGGTCGATCCAGTCCGCCCAGCGGTCGTCATAGATCACGCCGTGGCCGTTCTGAAGCTTCATAGATCCCAGATATTTGTCCAGGGCTTTATGGCAGGCGTTGCCCCTGGCCTCCCACCCATCGGGGCCGTCCTTGGTCCGTTCGATCGCCTCGCGCTTGCTTGGGGACATGTCAAAGCCCAGAACCTGCGTCACGCTGTGCGGCACCCATAGACCGTCCTTTCTGTATCTGTGCGGGCCAGGGAAGAACTCAAGGCCGGGGACTGGTTCGAGCATCAGGGGTTGACGTGTTCCGACATCGTGCCACCCTTGTCATACAACGTCCACCCGTTGCATGCCTTCTGTCTCACTACGTCTCACAGATGCTCAG